CGCTACGTCTTCTAAATCAAGTTCAGCAAATTCTTGATCGCCATCTGCGACTCGAACGCTTTGAAATGCTTGTGCGCCTACTGACGCAGCAGCCATAACTTGCGTACCTAAATCAAAATTATTTGTTTTTGGCGTTCCAAAAACTTGTATTTGTTGCGTTAAATTACTCACTGCAACAGGACTGTTTAAAGGTCCCCAAGATGCAGTTCCGACAACGCCAATAATATTGGTTGGAACTCCATTAACTGGAGGAGTTGGCAGCACTTCTGCGATATAGACGCCGGGCGCTACGAGTGAATTGGGGTTTACTGAACCGCTCGATAAAATTGATGTCATAATAATTTGCTCACTGTAAAAGGATAGCTTCCAATAGTCATATCATATTTAAAAACGTTTGTTCCATACTCGATACTATAAATTAAATCACGTCTATATAAAATCATTTTTTCAAATTGATCCTGCTCGTTTGCTTTAACGTATTTAATATTGCACTCCGTTTCATCTAAAAATCTAATTCTTCGAATGTCGCCTAACAAAACATCTACCGCATCCGCTAGCGCATCACGCGTATTAGGATTAGGAGTCCAAACAGAAACGTAAAACAATTTTGTTTGCCGCTTTATTTCTTTGACGGATGTTCCGCGCGTTGAAGTTCGTCCAGTTAACGTTAAAACTTCCCCTGAAATCGTAATCACGTTTAACAAAGATGTTGCACTTGGCAAAACGCTTGTTAATCCTGTCGCTACATCGTCAATAGTATCACCTGCTTGGACTGCGTAATAATACGTTTCACTATTTAAAATAATCAACACTACTTGCGGTGTATCCGTTGTACCCGTTAGCGTTATAGTGTTTCCTGCTATATTTATAAAAATAGTAGGTAAATTAATACTTACATCTTGATACTGAACTGGAAATCTTGATGTGTTTTTATCTGACGCGCCTACCGGAAAAACTGTTATTTGAGAATTTCCTGCAAGCAAATCAATATCAAGCTGTTCTGAGATGGGCCAACCCGGTGAAATCTTAACAAGCGTACTAATAATTGATGGCTGAGCGTGTCCGTTTGGGTAGACTACCTCGTCTATTAACTCGCACAACCTATTTTGTATTTGCCTTATTGTTGCCATTACGTTCCAATAAATTCCGCGTTACATCGCCAGCCAAAATCTGTTAATTCAGACGACACAATAACGTATCTATAATTATTGTCATCTATAATGATATCTCTATTTTTATAAATAACTCCGCCAAGATTAGGCATTAAAATTATAAATCTGGGTAACATCGTATCAGTTGGTAAATTTAAATCATTTTTTCTTCCAATTCCTTGGTTCAAAATTGAAATCGGCAAGTTTTCTGCAAGCGTAATACTTTTTCTTGGGACGCTTGGCGTAGTCGTGTATCCTGCGTATTCATTATTAAATCCGGGTCCTACGTCTTGCGTTGCGCGTTCAATTTTAACAACTCGATTGCATTCTACTGCTAAAATCGGCAAAATTAATTGTTTTCCAATCACAAAAAACGTTAATAATTTACCTTCTAAATCTGTAAACTGGAAATAATCCCATACATTAAATCCTATAGAATCGGGTGGTTGCCTTGCGTCCCCAAGCATTTGCCAAACAGCATTTCCATATCTGTTGGCTTTCATATAGTCCCAAGTTTGATTTAAACTTACCTTGATTGTTCCAATTTTATTTCCTACAACAATCGGATTAAAAGGCGTAGCAGAGCGATAAAAATCACTATCAAGCCCTAGATGTTTCGCTGCTTTTCCATATCCATAATATATTTTACCCTGTATATACGCTGCGTTAGCCATTAAACTACAATCCGCATTTGTCCATCCATGATGTCTGGCCCAAAATAAGAGCCTACTAATCTACACAAACGCTTTCGCCACCACGTGTAATTTTGCACTCTTTCTGAAAGCTCTAATTTATTTCTATACCAAACTGCTGCCCGTGATGTATCTGAATTTTCTCTTACGCCATAAATATCTTGTTCAAGTTGATCAAGATTTGGTAAAAACTTATCTCTAACCATCGCTTCAACTTCTGGAGATTGCGCACGCATCACAAATTCTAATTGCCCAGAAACCCATGTACTACGCAGCCAAAAATTTGAAAGCGGTTCAGCACCATAATCAGGGAAGCCGCAATAATGCCGTATTTTCGCTTTCTCTTCATCAGTGTAAGCCACTTAAACCTCGATGATATCAATCGGCTTATTTGCCTTTTTCATATCTCTAGCTAACGATTCATTTTTTATAATTGTTCCGCGGGAAAAATGCGACATAACAGACGAGTGAAAAGGAGAAGGCTTTACAGGAAAAGAAAAGCTATTAATAACAACAGCTTTTCTAAACTTATTAACTTCTGCTTTTCGAAAAGAGTCATCATGCTCATTATTGATTGATGACTCTTTGTTTTTCCTCGGTCTACCACGTGACATTATGCAGTCTCAATAAATACACCGCGTTTATAGTAAGAGTTGTTAGCAGTACGGATAACACTAGAGTTGATAGTGCTATCAGTCGGAACAGCCCACCCAGCGATGTAAGACCATGCTTGATTGATAAATAAAGCAAGTTGATCAATCTGACCGCGCACAATCATACGAATATCGTCAGCGACGTCAATATTGTATAAAGCAGGGTAAGCACCACTTTGACGAGAGATGATTGAATTCATGCCTGCATCAAATCTATCTTCAATTGCAACACCTTCGCCGCAAACAAATGGACGCTGAATAATCATGTTATTCAAATTTTGAATTGGCGGCTCATTTGTTCGAATGAATCGAACGCCCAAACCTTTAATCAAAATCATTTGGTCATATTCTTTAGAACCATTTAATTCAGTACCACGGTACAAAATTTGAAATTCTTGGTCTTCAAACAATTGATTAATAGATTCTGGTGACAAATAACAATTGTAATAACCGTTAATTCTTGGAATTGCATTGTTGCTTAACGCTGTTACTGCAGCTCGAATATGGCTAAATTTTAGAATGTCGCCACTTGTTAAGTCTTCTGTAGCGGCTCTTCCGTTTGGTCTAATAATTGTTGGAGAGTATGCGCCAACAACTGCATTTCCAGCGGTTCCGTTTGCAACAGTAACGTTACCCGAAAATGTCAATGTACCAGAAATACCGCCTACTTCTTGCGCTGTTGAAACGTTAACAATATCAGCTACAGCTCCTATCAAAGTGTAAGTAGTAAAAGTTCCGCCATCATTAAACGTGACGGGCATAGTCGCAGCAGCAGAAGTTGGCGTAGGTACGCCATTTAAAATTACTGTTTGAAATCCCCGGATATCATTAACATGAACTGCCGCAGCAGGCGCACCAAGAGTCGCATCTACAACAGTTTGGCCGTTTAAATACGCATCTAATAAACGTTTTAATACAATTCCGTTCAAAGACCGCATTGCTTGTTCGCCTAGATTTGTTTGGTTTAATAAAAACAAACTTGCGATAGCTGTTTCATTATCAGCTAAACAAAGAGGGTCAACTGCACCAGCCCAAAGCTCAACTGTCGTAGTGTATTGCTCTAATTGAGTTTGATTTTGTGGCAATCCATTATCAAGTGGAACGTTAGTTGCTGGGTTGATTGGCGTAGTAATTCTTGGCAAACGACCGGGTCTAGTACGTGTTATTGTAGTACCAATTTTTTCCATAAAGGGAACGCGGATTGCTGCATCTCTATAGCCTAGTTCAGCCCGTAAAGCTGATTCGAATCGTCGCTTAAGCATTCCTTGTTGAACTGCTATATTTAAATTGCCGGGTAAAACGCTAAATTGCGGAGAAAACATTATATTATCCTCATCGGGTTTGACTAACTAAATCTCCATGGCTGTCTAAACCCGATGAGAACATGTATAAATAGATAATATAAAAAAAAAACTAATAATGCAACATCTTTATAAAGAACTGAGCCATTTTCGCTCATGCTCTGCATATTGCTCATCAGTCATCTTAGATACGATATCAGTTTGATTGCCTGAGCTGCTAGCTGGATTTGGTTGATGAAACACTCTTGAATTGGAAGTGCTTACTTCTTCAAAAAGATATCCCTTTTTTTCTTTTAAAGCAGATAACGCTTCATCTACGCCTAAAACATCACCATTATCGTCAATCTTAATTGATGATAAATCAGCTAGTTGAATATCGTCTAAATCACGCAAGCCGTATTTTGCAGCCGATACCTTAAGCTCAGCGCGTAATATTTTTTTATTTGCTTTTTCTTGTAATGCTTTTACTTCTTCTAGAGCTGCTTTTGCACTGTTTTCAGTTTCTTGCATTTTCTTCGAAAGCTCTTCGTTTTCGTGTCTTCGCTTTTTGTTCTCATCGCGTAGCTCAGATACGTACCCATCAGTTATCTGGCCCTTAGATTCAGGTTTATTAATTACCTCTTTTTTTTCTGCAGGATTTTCCTGCATTACTTCTTGATTAGCTGTTTCTTTTGGCATAGTTCCCCCGTTAGGATTTAAAAATCTCTTGTACTTTTGGCTGAGTATCATCTATAAATTTCTTTTGCTCAGCGTTTATTTTGTTAACTTCTTCTTTGACGTCATCTATTCCGTATTTTTCTGCTATGGAATAAACCGCCGTTTCTTGACTTAAGATGCCTGCATTTTTAAGCTCTCCTAAAGTTAACGCTTCTTTGTGTTTATCGTCTGATGAGTCATCAAACCAATTCGGCCAACGCAAACTTATTGTAACATCTTCTTTTATCGAGCCTTTGTTAATCACTATATTTTCAAATTTAATTTCCCTTAATTTCAAAATTTTAATTATCATTTTAACGACTTCGACAAGCCCAAATTCTCCGTAGCTTATTCTTAATCTTGATGCTAACAACATAACGGGATGATGCAGCAACTCTAATGCTTTTCCGCTTCGCGCATTTATTCCGCGCTCTGCTGTTGACCTATTCCCATGTATGTTTTCTAACGCTACATCTCGTAAAACTTTTTGGTACTCAATCGATGCCCTGCAAGCATCGCCATTTATTTCAATCATTTTTGCGTCAGAACCTTCACCACCATGCAATATTTGCCCTGTTCCCGGGCTTATATCCCCGCCAACTATTGAGTCAGGATTTTTATAAAACAATAACGGTTCTTGTGAGTATGTCAGACCTCTCGCGCATTGGCTTAATTGATAATCCAGCTGTATGTTAGTAGTGATAGCTTTTTTAAATGTGCTTTGTCCATCTATAAAATCACCGCCAGAAAGGTTTCTAATCCATAAAACTGGAACAAATCCTAATCCATGTTCAATCGTCAAATCTTTATCTATTTTTGGTTTAAAATCAGCTTTTTTTAAATCGTCAGGCAAATAAGGGAGATAATACGTTTCATTGTTCTCATCCCATTCAGTTACAATCCAATAATCAAAGTCCGGCTTTTCAATCTTATATCCCTGCGCCATTAAATCTGAGCCTTTGCACTTATATTTTTGAGTTAACTTTACTAGCAAATTTGGATTTTTCTTATCAAAAACAGGCGTTAAAAACTCTGTGTGAAGCGATTTGTAGTAAATTTTAGAATTGATGACCTGTATCAATAAAGCTGCGCTACCCACGCTTCCGTCGTGCGCTAGCTCTATCATAGTATCAGGTAAGCATGTGCGGTTTACAATGTCGTTAACAATTTCTTGTGTTTTTTCATCGTCGATATCAATTTGCGGGAAACGTCCCTCTCCAAAAAGAAAAGAGACGCTGTCATCTACGACCGTATTGCACAGCGTTGATATCACTGACGGCCTTCGTTGTGACATCGGAATATTTTGAGCTGTGTATGCGCCGTCATAACCTGATTTATTAATAATTTGGCCAAATGGATACTGCAATACATCGTATGCAGTACCATTCAAAAACCTGCGCAACATCGCTATCGTACACGCCCTGTCTGGATAGTCTTTATCCCGCATATTAAAATACAATTCTTCGAAATATTTATAGTCCACTTTTACCGCCCAAAAATATCATAATTATCTTGCGTGTTTTTATTTATCTTTATCTTTGATAGATAATTAAGTGCAAGCGTTGTCGCGTCAACATCGTCATCATGTGACGCATAGGGAAATCTTGTTAGTGTTTTGATGTAATCATCAGACCAATCAGATTTTAACACATTAAATTTATTTTGTTCAAAAAATCCTAAGCAAGCATGAGTACGGACAATTTTATCAGTATCTGCATTAACTGCTTTAAATCTTAGTTGAGTCTCAAGCTTTAATGACTGTATCAAACTTTGCCCGCTTGCTTTATCTTCGATTAATCTTATATTTGCGTTGTACTTAGCTGATTCTGATTTTATTTTTTTAAGCAATTCTGGGTATTCAAATTTCCCTTTTAGTCTGTCAATTACATATACTTGGCCGTTCAAGTATCCTAAAGTTATCCCAACGCTGTAATCGTTTGTCTGCCCAGTTTTAAACGCCGTATCATACGATTGTATTATAAACGTGAAATCTTTTGGAGCAGAATCAACGACATTAATCCAATTTAACTTTATTATTCCACCGCCTCGCGGAACCGGCGATTGCTGTAACTGAGAAGCTGTACCGTAACTTCCCAAGTCAGATTTTAATTTGTCTACAATAGCTCGCGGAAATTGCTTATCAAATAAAAGCTCTCCTTCTTCTGTACGCCTGTCTTCAAATCCTATTTTTGTCACGCATTTTCTGTCTTTCTCAAATTCCATAGGCAACATCAAATGAGTATAGTTGCTTTCTGAATTAGATAAAATCATACCGCTTACATCATAGTCGTTGAGCCGTTGCATGATGACCAAAATAGCTGACTTGCTTGGAGAGTTTAAACGCGTTGGGACTGCTTCGCGAAACCAAAGCGTTGTGCTTTCCCGCTTAGCGTCACTGTTCGCGCTGTCAACGCTGTGCGGGTCATCTATTATCACTCTATCGCCACGCGAACCTGTGATTGACCCTGCTGCTATCGCTTCTCTAAAGCCCGTCATTGTGTTTTCAAATTTCCCCTTTGCATTTTGGTCGTTAGCAAGTTGTATGTGTCTAAATCTATCTTGATACCAGTCTGACACAATTAACCTGCGCATTTTAACGCTGTCACGTACCGCAAGTTCTTGCTTGTGAGACGCGCATAAATAACGATAATGACCTAGTTTCCTAACGCCCCATTCCCATGCAGGCCAAAAAACATTTAATAATAACGACTTCATGCACCCGGGTGGAACGTTAATCAATAGACGTGTTATTTCCCCGTCAGTAACCGCTTGCAGATGCTCGCACATCGCATCAATGTGCCAGCCGTGCACGTATTCAACGGCGGGTTCTAAGACGTACCACGCATCACGCACAAAGTTGCTGAGACTGTTGTAATAAAGCCCTTGCGCTGCTTGCGCTCTTGCTCTGTAACGTAATTCTAACTCAGCGAGTGCTGCGAGTTGCTGCATAAGCTGCCATTTCTTTTAGCTCTTCGTCCGTTTTATTTTTTACGTCAACAGACCTCATTTTGTGTTCAATTTTTTCAGATTGTCCCAAAAGCTGTTTAGCCTGCCATTTCATCATTGCTACGTCACCGGACATTGACGTTTCAAACATTTTTACTTTGAGCATTGCTTTCCCAGCGGATTTTTTTTCCCGCGCATAATCGTCCCAAGTCATTTTTTTTTCTTTTACGCAGTGTCTGTACAAAGTATCTTGGTGCATGCCAAGATAAGCTGCTATCTGCCTGCCTGAACAATGCGCGTTTAAAAGATAATCCACTTTTTTCCAGTTAACATCTACTTTTTGTCGCCCTACTTTTTTCTTTATTTTTAACATATTTAACCCCGATATTCAAAAGATGCTGTTAGTCTGTTAGAACTCTTGGAATTGTTCAAGGAATCAAAGCTCTGTTTAGCACTTGTCACGTGCGATGGTTTCCGCGTCATATGCCACTTTTCCGATTTGCTACGATAATGGATCATAGAGGGGTGCCCTGTAATCGAAATAAACTTTTTACTGTTCGACTTTAACCAATTACCTAAAAATTCAGACAATTTATTTCCTATTCCAACGCCTTGGTAATCTGGCAAAACAACAGTTCGATGCTCTCTATAAAAATTTCTTTTTGTCGGATGCACAAACGGAAGCGCAGAAGTCATAGCAACTGGAATTTTATTTATTTCTGCGACAAAAACTATAGCTGACCTATTAATATTTGCGCTCAAATAGTGATAGTCTTTAAACAACTCCCACGCTTTATAATCAACTCTGAATATATCGAGTTCAATTTTTGGTCGCCGAAGCGACCCCCATTTAAATATTTTTTGAGATATGTCTAGCACCCAATCGGGCTGTAGCCATTCTTCTACATCATAATGACACGTAACAGCCACAAATTTTTTATTTTGCTTTTTGATGTGTTTCGAAACTGCGTAGCTTCCGATTTTTGCAGCATTTCGGTCTACTACTGATGTAAACTCATCAAAAACTATGATTTTATTTATTTCTAACAAACATCGTGCAATTTCTGCTTTAAATTTTTGACCGTTTGATAATGCAGAAAATGGCAAAATCCAAGAAGGTGGCGAAGAAAAGCCAACGCTATTTAATGCGTTAACAATGTCTAATACATTTAAATTTTCATCAAAATCATCTAAAAAGCTATTGGCTTCCCATTCAAAAATCTCATGAATGTATTCATTTTTAAATAATTCTTTTGCTATAGTCGTTTTTCCGGCTCCGCTATTTCCAACTATCAATCCAATCTGCCAGTCTTTTTCTTCTATATTTACTTTTAAATCCCAAGATTTTTCTATTTTTTCAGAAACTGGAATATCAAACATTCCAGCAACTTTTTCTGTTCGGAACGTTGGTTTATATTCACAGCGTATTAAATGCTTAATATGCGGCACTTGTACCCTCGACTCGTAAATTCATCGTATAGTTTTTTTTGCTCTGTTTCAGACGTTACATCTATCGTAACTTCAAAAATTGACTCTAATTTTAAAGATTCAACATCTAAATCTGGTTCTTTAAAATCTGGAAAATCCATCCCCCAACTTATTAAATCGTCTGCGTTCCAATCCAGTTTTAAGATATCATAATCCCAATCGCCAAAGCCAATATTATCTTTTATGATAAATTCGTTTTTTTGCTCTTCTGTTAAGTCGTTCGCAAAAATAACAGGAACTTCTTTTAGCCCTGCTTTTTTTGACGCTTGAAGACGCATGTTCCCGCCTAAAACCACATTATCAGAATCAACAACGATTGGTCGAATTGATAACATTTCTGGAAAATCTTTAATTGATTTTACCAATTTTTCCATTTTCAATTTATCGATTTTTCTGGGATTTTTATCGTTTAACTTTAAATCGCTTATTTTTATTTTAATCATAAATTTAAACGGGCCTCACTGCGCAATACAAAGTTGAGTTTTGAGCAGGCGCGACATCTGACACTACAGCAAAATAACGTAGGCCAGCAAAAACAGCAGGAGGAATTTGTATCCAAGCGGCTTCTCCTGCGCCTAAAGTTGGAACAACAACAGAAATTAATAAGCTATCAGCAGTGTTATAAAGCAACGCTGCTGGAACTGTAGTGTCGTTAGTGACCAAGAAATTCAACGTGGCCTCGCTCAGTTGTTCATCAGCTCGTATTGCGCATAATGTCGTTCCGGCACAATCCAAAGCTCCCGAAACCGTTTCTCCAGCCAAAATTTCTAACGTCACATTTTGATTGACATGTACTTCCCGATAATTAGTTACAGTTGCCATATTACCTTTACCTTTTTTTGATTGTTTTATTTGCTAGAATTTTGTTCGCTTTCGCGTCAATTTTTGCTTTTTCTGATTTTGTGAGATTACCCTTTTTTAGCTGCTGAGTTGCCCGCGCTTTTGCGTTTGCTGCGTGAGATTTGTCCGGCATTGGATACGCTCCACGCCCTGCTTCTCCACCCTCTTTATTTTTCCCAACTTTTTCCGGCAATCCAAATTTACTTTTTGGAATTTGTTTTCTCTGGGCCGCGTTTAATTTAGCCATTTTTTGAATCTGTTGATTAACAATGCGTTATATTATCTCGATTGTGATGAGTTTGCAACTAGCTCATATATTCGCATTCATTTGCCCACGCTTCGTCAAGATTTCTCAATTCTATAAGCATCCCGTCATAATTTCGACCGACCGAAATCATTTCAATTTGAGCGTGCATCCCGTCTAAATTCAAAATTGGCTCATCTGTAAAGTTGTATATCCCGTTTTCGGGCTCTACAGATACCGCAGTGTCGTTTAATTTAATTAGTTTTTTTGATTCTAAATCAAACGTAGCAACTATGTAAATTTTCGGGCAATGCGTTTGCTCACCCTGGATAAACGTTGCGCCTAAAATAGAAAATGTATTTGCGTGAGCTGCCGTAAAAAATGACAGAAAAGATAATAATAATAATAATAATATAAAGCTCATTTTT